ACAACTGTTGAACCAAAGCAAGAGAAAGTATGGTCAGAAAGGGAGATTGCTGCATTAAGTATGGCAGAGTTTGATAAATACGAACAGGAAATATCAGATGCTATGCAAGAAGGCAGAATCACAAAATAAACTATAACTTAAAGGAGAAAGTATCATGGCTCAATTTTTTGAACCCTCAACAGATACCGATGCTAACTTTGCAAACTCCGTAAGTGGACAAACTAATAGTTTCTTTTTACCTTCGGTTTACTCTAAAAAGGTTTTAAACTTCTTTAGAAAAGCCTCGGTAATTGAAGCTATCACAAACACCGACTATGCCGGTGAGATATCCTCTTTCGGAGACTCTGTAAAGATTATCAAAGAACCAGTTATTTCTGTGTCAGATTACACAAGAAATAGCGACACAACTGAAACTAGACTGACAGACCAAGAAATTACTTTGGTTGTTGATAGTGCTAAAGCTTTCAAATTCATCGTAGATGATATTGAAACTAATATGTCACATGTTAACTTCAAAGAGGTTGCTTCCAGCTCTGCTGCATATGCATTAAAAGATTCATATGATGCTGCTGTATTAGCAACTATGTTCTCTGGTTGTTCAGCTTCATCACCTAATCACATTTTAGGTTCTGACAATGCTACTGATTTAGCAGCAGGAACTTTTGATGGAACAGGTAATTTAGATATTGGTTTTGATTCTAACGAACATGACCCATTAGACCTTATGGGTAGAATGGCGAGACTATTAGACGAACAAAATGTACCTGAAGAAGGTAGATGGTTCGTTGCAAGTCCTGACTTTTATGAAGTCTTAGGACAATCTAGTTCTAAATTATTATCTGTCGACTACAATGGTGGACAAGGTTCTATTAGAAATGGAATGGTTTCAAGTGGAAAACTTCGTGGATTTAGCATGTATAAGTCAAACAACATTGCAAGCACATCTAATGCTGCTGGTAAATGTATGGCTGGTCACATGTCTTCAACTGCAACTGCTAACACAATCCTTTCAACAGAAGTGTTGAGAGACCCAACATCGTTTGGTGACATTGTTAGAGGCTTACATGTCTATGGTGCGAAAGTACTTAGAGATGAAGCTTTAGTAAGTGCATTCTACGGAATTGACTAATACATAAATTTGGGGGAGTTTTAGGACTCCTCCTTTTTTTAACCCATAAATTTTAGAGGTAAATAATATGGCAATAGTAAATATAAGAGATACTGGTCGTAATTCAGCAAAAGTAGGCGATGTTCGTGAACTTGCTACTAAAGTTCAAAAGCCTTCAGATACTGAGGCAATAACTGCAGCCAATACAATTACAGCAGCTGAATCAGGCACTCGTTATGTTTTAAACGTAGCAGCAGCTAAAATACAAACTCTTCCTACTCCAGCAGCAGGATTAGAGTATTGGTTTTATGTTGGAGCAACAGAACCCACAGGAACACACACAGTAGTTACAGCATCTAGTGCTAATATTATTGTAGGTAATGTATCTTCTCCAGAAGATGCAGCAGGTTCAGTAGCTACAGTTACAGACGCAGATACCATTTCATTTGTTGCTAATAAAGCTGTTCATGGAGATTTTGTTCATGTATGGTCTGATGGCACTAACTGGTATTTAGACGGACAGTGTAAAGTTCAAGACGGAATTACAACCACACAAGCTGGTTAATAATACAGTCTATGGTATTAACTGATACCAAAACGGAGGAGTTTAATTATTCCTCCCCTAATTTAAAAAGGAGATAAATATAATGTATGGTAAAATGAAAAAAGGTGATTATAAAAACGATATAGGTAACCGAGTAGCTAGACGTGAAAAAATGTACGGCGGTGGTATGGGTATGAAAAAAAGAAACCAATATCGCAAAGGTGGGATGACTATGGAAGGTTCTCAACCTAAGTATGATGGTATGCCTAAATGTATGCCTAACTAATCATGGCTAAAGGTGTAAAACATTATAAAAAAGATGGTACTGAGTTTAAAGGTAACACACATAAAATGCCTAACGGACATTTACATTCTAATAAAACTCATACTAAAACAAGCGTTAGACTTTATCATTTTAAAGATTTAAGCAAGACAGCAAAGAAAAAAGCTAAAGGTAAAAAATAATGGCTACAACATATTTAGATTTAACAAACGAAGTTCTTAGAGAATTAAATGAACTTCCTTTAACTTCTGCAAACTTTGCAGATGCAATAGGATTACAGAAATTTGTAAAAGATGCAATTAATAAATCTATATTTGATATAGCAAATGCAGAACCACAACTACCTTTCTTTAGTGCAGGTGTTAGTGGTAGTACAGACCCCTTTTATGGTAATGTAACAGTAGCAAGTGTAGCAGGACAAAGGTGGTATACTTTAAAAGCTGATAGCTCTAGTATAACTACGGACTATGCTTCAATAGATTGGGATGATTTTTATTTAACAACAATAAATGTAAGTGGTGAGTCAAGCCCTTATGTTTCTAAAGGTTTAAAATTTTTAACATTAGATGATTGGAAAAGATATTATAGAGATAGTGAAAATGCAGATGATGCTAATTCAACCCATGCTGAACCAATATATGTTATTAAGTCTCCAGATAGCAGGAAGTTTGGATTAAGTCCAATACCTGATAAGGTTTATAATGTGCATTTTTATGCATTTACAAAACCTACAGCTTTAGATGCTCATGGAGATACAATAGTTTTACCAGAACAATATAGTAATGTAATAACTGCAAGGACTAGATATTATATCTGGCAGTTTAAAGAAAGTCCACAACAAGCAGCTTTTGCTTTAGATGATTATAAAAAAGCAATGAGGAGTATGAAATCAAATCTTATGAATCCTACTCCAAAATATATGACAGATGATAGGACATACTTTTAATGGCAACAAGTCAACCATATACAGTAGCATGTGAAGGAGGATTAGTTACAGCATCTAATCAAATTGATTTATTGCGTAGACCCGGAGTAGCTACTGAATTAGAAA